TTACGAGTATAAAAAAGATATTGAATTATTTAAATACGATTATAAATAGATCTATATTAAATAGGAATTAATTTGTGTCTGAAATATTTAAAGAACTCAGTGCTGAAGCATTTAAAGCTGGTATTACGCCAAAGACAAAACAATCGATTGAATGGTTTACTCAAAAAGCCAAAGAACTCGGTAAAATAACAAAACGTAGCGCGCTGATGAAGGAAGAAGAAGTCACTCTTCGATCAGGGTTTTTACCTGGACAAATGGTAATGTATTTTTATGATCCAAAGCTGAAAGACACATTGCCATATTATGATAGATTTCCTCTTACAATTGTTATTGAAAAAGCTCCAGGTGGATTCTATGGATTAAATATGCATTATCTTCCACCTCTTTTAAGAGGAAAACTTCTTGATTCTTTAATTAATGATACACCTACAAATAATCAAAAAAATGATGAAACAACAAGATTGCAACTTAACTATCAAAAGTTAAAATCTGCAGCAAAATATAAATGGTTTAAACCTGCTTTCAAACATTATTTGACCGACCATGTAAGATCAAGATTTGCTCTTGTTTCTCCTCCTGAATGGGAAATTGCTGCATTTCTTCCAACGGCTGATTGGGAGAAAGGAAGTCAAGGTAAAGTATGGCGAGATTCAAGGAGTATGATTTAATGGTATATTCAGTAGATCAATTAAAATCTGTGATTGGCAAAGGTGGAGGTGTAGCACATACTAATTTATATAAAGTCACGCTTCCATCGCTCGGCAGTCCAAATGGTAATGCTAGTCGTGAACATAATTTATTATGTAAAGCTGTTAACATACCAGGCAAAAATTTAGTGAGCGCAGAAAAAACTATTGGGGCGATACAAGTACAGCAAGTAAATGGTATTACTTATGGAGATGTATCTATGACCTTTATGGTATTAAATGATTTCGGCATCAAAGATTATTTTGATCGTTGGCAGGCTTTGGCATTTAATGAAGATACATACGAAGTTAGATATAAATCGGAATACGAAAAAACTGTAATTATATCAGCTCTTAAAAAAGGTTTTGGTTTACCAGTTTATCAAACATCATTGGGTTTACCAAAGCTTCCTTCAAACTTACAAAATAGATTACCAAAAATTGGACCATTTGATTTAGCTCAAGGCGAAATTGATCTTGATTTTATAACTGATGATCAAATAACATATGAAGTGATATTAAATAGAGCATTTCCTAAAATTGTGTCAGGTTTTGAATTTAATAATGAACTCGATGGAATTGCGGAGCTTACAGTAGAATTAAATTATGATGATTTTAAAACAAGAATCCCAGGAATATCAAATAAAGATGAAGAACTAGGTAAAGTTCTTGCTGGCTCACTTATATCACGAGTTGCACAACTATTTTAACGATTATAAATAATGATTATAATATAAACTATTGGAGATAATATATTATGGCTTTGCCAATTTTAAATAATGCAACCTTGCATGAAATGACTATACCGAGTACAGGAAAAACTGTTTCATATCGACCTTACCTGGTAAAAGAAGAAAAGATTCTGCTTCAAGCAAAAGAATCAAATGATGATAAAATGATTATGAGATCAATTTTAAAATTAATTGATGCGTGCGTAGAAGATGTTGATACAAAAAAGCTTACATCATTCGATGTTGAGTATATTTTTGTTAAATTGAGAGCTCAATCAACCGGCGAAAACGTTGATTTAATATATAAATGCCCTCATTGTGATACTCAAAACGATATTAAAGTGAATATTAACGATGTAGTAATGAGTAAAGATGCTACAAAAGTAGACAAAATTGTTAAACTAACAAATGATGTATCTCTTGAAATGAAATTTTATACTTATGATGAGTTAGTAAATTTATCTACTGCAAATAAAAGTGAAACAACTGAAACATTTGAAATAATTAAATCGTCTATTTTAGCAGTAAATACAGAAGACGAAAGAATTATTTTTGCTGATGAAAGTACCAAAGATCAAGATGCATTTATTGATTCATTATCGTCAAACCAGTTTGAAAAAATTGCCGCATTTGTCGCTGAAGAAATGCCTTATTTGCAATATAATGAAACAAAAAAGTGTACATCTTGTAATGAAGATTATGAAGTAAATATAAAAGGCCTGAATGATTTTTTTTAGTAGCTCTATCTCATAATAATCTTATAAACTATTATAAGACGAGTTTTACTTTAATGCATGTTTTTAAATATAGTTTGACTGAGATAGAGAATTTAATACCTTGGGAACTAGACGTATATATTTCGCTATTACAAGATCATTTAGAAGAAGAAAAACGATTAAACGAAGAAGAAGCCAGAAAGATGAGAAGTAGATAATGTACGAATACAACTGTAAAATAAATAAAGTAGTTGATGGCGACACTGTTGATGTTGATATCGATCTTGGTTTTAATATCATGATTAAAGGTGAACGTGTGCGTATTATGGGAATTGATACTCCTGAATCTCGTACAAGTGATATTGTTGAAAAGAAATTTGGTCTTGCTGCAAAAGCAAGATTGAAAGAATTGCTTAAAGGTAATCCAATATTAAAAACACAAATCAATAAAAAAGGTGAGGATATGAAAGGCAAATTTGGCCGTATCCTAGGAGATTTTATTGTGTATTATCCAGTTACAGATAATTGGATTCCAGTGACAGAAATAATGATTATGGAAGGACATGCCGTTCCTTATTTTGGGGGAAGTAAAGAAGAACTCAAAGAACAGCATATGAAGAATAGAGCAAAGCTTATTAATAATGGTGTTGTACAACTAGAGTCGACAACAGAGAGGTAATTAGCTAATGGAAGACGTAAAATCTCTTCGAAGTAAAGAGAAAGAAGAATTTAAACAAGAGGAAAACAAAGGTTTAAATAAAGCCATTGCGAAGTTATCTACTGATGAAGATGATTCTAAAAGACATGATGATATTAGCTCTAAACTTGATACTCAGAACGAATATAACGAAAAGCTAGAAAAACATAATAAAGAAATAAAAGACCATGATAAAACTATATTAAAAATTGTAAAAAAAGATAGCCTAGCTCATAAAGCCGTACAAAATAATATAGGCGATATATTAAAAATTACAGAAAAAGATAGCCTAACTCATAAAGCCGTACAAGATAATATAGGCAAATTAATTCAAATAACAACAGATTTTTCTAATGAAGTCGTGTCACAACTAAAGCCTGCATTATTAGCTCTACCAGCTGCTATTAATGATGTCCCTCAACTGTTATTAACGGATGGACGAAAAGCTCGAGCAGCTCAAGAGCAAGCTCAAAAGCAAGCTCAAGAGCAAAGAAAAGGTTTATTAGGAACTCTTAAAAGTATATATGAACAAGGCAAATTCACGTTAACTGAAATGGTCGTCGCACATGAAATGCGTAAATTCGAATTTTGGGAACAGCGAGCAGACCGTATAAAACAAAGAAAAGAAGAAAAAGAAGATTTTAAAAAACAAGTTGCCGAGCGAAGAAAAGAAATACTAGCTGCAGCTAAAGCAGACGCGAAAAGAGCTAAGATTGAAAAACTAGCTAATAAAGAATCTTTACTAGAAAAGGTTAAAAAGGCTCCTGGTAAAGGGGTGGAATTTGTTGGTGAAAAAATCAAAGCCGGCGCTGAAACTCTTTGGGATTTTATTAAGACTGCTCTTAAAGGTGCTGGATTGATAGCACTAGTACTAGGATTCAATACGTTTATTAAGTCAGATGCTTTTAAAAATTTAATAGAATATTTAAAATCTGGGAAACTTATAGATGATCTAGTATCCTTAAAAGAAAGTATTGTATCAACGTTCACTCGAATCGTAGATTTTTTTAAAGAGCATGGCGATGTGATATCGACTGGCCTCGAATTATTGATCGAAACTTTTATTGCATATAAACTTCTTAAAGGATTTAAAGCATTGAAGGGAATTGTAAGTGGTGCAATTAGTGTAGCAAAAACAGTAGGGAAAGGTGCAATTGGTGTAGCAAAAACAGTAGGGAAAGGTGTTAAAGGTGCAGCACAAACTGCTACAAACGTAGCTGCAAAAACAGCCGGTAAACAAGTCGCAGTAGTAGCTGCAAAGGAAACTGGTGAAGCAGCCGCAAAAGGATTAGCTAAAGGCTTTTTTAAAAAACTTCCTGGCCTTGGCTTAATAATGGGTTCAGGATTCGCTGTCAAAAGAGCTATAAAGGGTGATTTTGTTGGAGCAGCTTTAGAGCTAGGTGGAGGTATTGCTTCAACGTTCCCCGGTGTAGGAACAGCACTAAGTCTTGCCACTGAAGCAGCGTTAATAGCAAGAGATGTTAATAAAGCAAGTCAATTAGCACAAGCTAATAGAGACGCTGAGCAATCTGCAAATGGAAATAATGTAATAATAGCACCCCAAGATGCATCAACGCAGGTTGTTAATAATTCGCAACAAACAACAAATTTAAATGGAGCTTCTATGCCTATTGCAAGTTTACGAAATACCTTTGGTTATGACGAAGCAATGGCCTACTAATTAAAAAATTGATAATAATATAATCGTTAAAAAGAGGGAGAGCCGAAGCTCTCCCTTAGTTCTATGAAAGAAATTTTAACTATTCGCTAGTTTTGCAAAATATTGAAATGTATCTTCATCAGTATCTTCCATTGATGAATATTCTTCAGCAGTCACCGGTTTCGCTACTTTTTCAACTTGTGGAGTTGGAGGAGTTGCTTCACCAAGTTGATCCATTTCACGAACTGAAAGATTATTTTCAACACCAAGAACTTGATTGAGTTTTGCTTTCAATTCATTATATGATTTATATGAATTAGGGTCAACGAATTCAAAAAGTTTATGAACTTGATTATAAACTTCTTCACGATGGTCATCATCGCGGAATACGTCATTTCTTACAAACTCAGATTTATCATAATTGCGATATCCTTCAACTTGACGGATTTTCACTTTGAATGTAACATCTTCCCAAAGATCAAATGGATTAACCGGTTTTTCATCTTGGAATGCTGGTTGCATAATATCCATAATCTTATCAAAGATCTTTTTACCATACATATACATGAAGACTTTGCCTTCATTTTGTGGATTGCCTGGATCAGAGACAACCATAATATTCGAAACATAATGTAGTCTACGTTTACGATCACGAGCAATTGCTTTATCGGACTCAATACCCGAATTCCAGAGAACGCTATTTGATTCTGATACAGGATCATTTTGCCCAATTGATGTGAGTGATTTTTCAATATACCATAGACCAGATGGACCTTTGAAACCATGGTCCCAATATTGTACCCATGGTAGATCTTCTCCATCAACTTGAGGTAAGAAGCGAATTTCAGCATAACCATTACCTGCCTTATCAACTGTCGGTTTCCACATTCTTTCGTCTTCTTGACGAGTATTTGTGCCACCAACTTTATTTGCTTCTTCAACAAGTTTTGCGATATTATTTCGATTGCGTTTTAAATTTTCAAATGACATTGTATTTGTATATCCTTTATATTACAGTGTATGTTTGTATGTATATTATATATATTTTTCTATCATTAGTAAATAGAAATTCAAAAATTAAGTGCATTTTCTTTTGGCAAATAATTTAGGTTCATCGCTTCTGCTTCAAGTTTTTCTTTAATAACAGGAGATATGAATTTTTTAATATCATCAATTTCGATATTATTCTTTTCGCATATATAAATGATTGCATCAATGTAAGACATATTATTTTCAAAAACCTGTTTTTGTATGATTTCTGAAACACTATTTTTTGTCATTATTTTAATTTTTGTCATTGATTAAATACCTTTATTAAAATGCAATATTCGTTTATTCTTGGATTTGGCTTACTTTGTTTTGTAGTCAATTCTTTCCATGCTTTATCAATTTTACTTATTGCCTTTGTTTGAACGATTGTAAGCATTTCTTCAGGTTTTCGAAGACGAATAGATCTTGATTTATCATCATCTATATTTTGCAATGTAGTACCTTTCACACTAAAACCTTTTGGTGAATTAGTTACATATTCAATCAATGATCGATATTTTGTATTAAAAACAAAAAGACGGGATGCTCCAATAATTTGAATTGGAGGAATTGAAACCATTTTATATTCTTTTGACTCTTTATTATATTTAAGTCTTTTAATTTGTTTATCAGCAGTTATAATCTTTGGAGCTTTTGTTTTACGAACAGCTTTTTTATTCAGAATATATTTTTGGATATTATCTTTTATATCTTGAAGGAATTGTAAAAAGATTTTTTGTCTTTTTAATTTCATGTATGAATAGGCTTCAACAAGATCTGGATCTTTTGTCTCAATTAATTCTTTAATCTCTTCATATATATTTTCAATATGATCAAAGCATTGTTTTGCTGTATTATAAGCAACATTATCTTTTTGGAAAAGTGAATATATGTCAATCCCATCAAATGCAGTATTTGCATTATTTGTTTCTTGTTCTATATGAGCATCAATTACTTCATCAATATAAGCAAGCATATCAGAAGTTTTAATTTTCAAAATTTCCATTGGAGATTTAGTTTTAATAGCAGGAGATGTGTCTTCTAAAAAAGATTTTAATTCAATTTTATTGATTGCAGATTTCCTAACATTAGCAAAATAATCAGTTAATGCTCTATTAATATTATAATGATCTGGAAATTTTAAATTCAATTCATTCCAACTTATAATTGCTGCAATATGTTGATAAGCATAAAAGAGCCAATCAGGAGCACTTAACATTAATGCTGCTTCTTCCTTTGAAAATGATTTACGAATATAATTACGAATAACGCCTGCAAGTTCTTTCTTTTCAACTTCAGTTCTGAAATAATGATTATACCACATAAAGCCATGATCAACTGGCGCGCCAGCAATACCAGTTTTAACTTTGCGCACAATCTTCTTTTTTCTTTTTAATCTCATAATTTAATCCTCAATCATTATTTACAAGCACGGCGAAGACGACCAACATCAGCATCTAAATAATCGCCAATATAATACCAGGCACGAGTAGCTACACAATCAACAGCTTTCATTTCGCATTCTTTACTGAATTCACAACTTTCACAAGGAATGTCACGAACGAAGTCAACACCTTCAATATCAGTTGCTACAAATTTATCACTTTGAAATTCACTATCATAACCAATTGAAAAAATTTCTGTATTCATATATATGTCCTTTTATTGTTTCGATAGAATCATTATATACCAGTTATAACAATATGTAAATAGAAAAATGCACATTGCGTGCATTTTTTTTATAGCTGTGATAAAAATGTAACAGTATTATTCTACTGATTCAATGAAAGCAATATATGCATCTTTAAATGAATTAATTGAATCGACTCGAAATGATCTCCAATCTTGAACATCAACATCAAAACAACGAACAACATTATCATTTTCTTTCATTGTTGTATTTGATTTTGGTTTCATATCTTCAGGTATAAACTGTTCATTAAGAGTAGCATTCATTTTTCTTATTGTACCATCTTTTTTAGTAAAGTTAATATAACAGGTATTATTCCTCAACATATTGATAATTTCATCTTTTGTAAACGTATTCATAATAGATCCTTTGTAATTTTGTTAATAATAATTTATTATACCATATAATAATAATGTTGTAAATAGTTTTTTTATAAATATATTATTAATTAGTAAAAGGATTTTCTATGTCTGATAAACCAGTAGATTTAAATGGCGATGGTCACATATCTGAAGAAGAAGTACAAATGCATCTTGAGTTTAAACGTAAAGAACTTGAAGATCAAGACGCTCAACGTGATGCTATTCGTAAAATGGCATGGTTCTCATTGATTGGACTATTAGTATATCCAATAGGTATTGCTTTAACTTCATTAATGGGAATGGAAAAAGCAGCTGAACTTATTGCCGATATTGCACCAACATATTTTGCGTCAATTGCAGTTCTTGTGTCTGCATTCTTTGGTGCTGACGCTATTAAGAAGAAATAGTATATATTTCAATTACGTCTTCTTTTCCCTTCACTTTGATATCACCGATATGTTTACTCTTGATTG